GGCTGACGCTGTAGCCCTCCCCCGCGCGGTCGGCAATTTTGATGGTCATGCCAGCGCCATTTTGCTCCAGCTTATACCAGAATTTGGGGATAGCCACCATCGTGCCGCCGGTGCGCTCGCTCTTTACCATGCCCGCCCAGGGCTGCAAGCTATCAAAGGGGCTGCCATAGCTGCTTGCGCCCGCGACATACGGCACGGGGTCGGTAAACTCTGCCGCCTCGTCGGTGCGGCTCCACTTGGTGGTGCTGGTGCCGTCCCAGCTTGCGCCGTAGATGTGGACATAGGCAAGCTCTACCGCATAGTCTTTATATGCGGTGGCCGCTACAGTTTCGGTGGTGGTCTCACCATCCTTGGCGGCAGTGATGCTCCATGTGCCAAGGGCCGGAGGGTACAGCTTGACAGTTCCGGTTCCTTCATCGCCTGTGACCGTGGCGGTCATAGTGTTGTCGCCGCAGGTGGCTGTCAGTGTACTTCCCACCGGGGCGGTCAGGGTCAGCGTGCAAAAACGTGCAGTTGCAGTGTACGTTTCTCCATTATCCAAGATCTCCACCTCTGCGGTGTCGCTGGCGGCACTCCCCTTGGATGCCTGCACGGTATAAGTGCCGGAACGCTTGATGTGCACCGAGGCGTTGCCGCTGCTGTCCGCTGTCGCGGTATATGCCTTTCCGGTGGACAGAGTTGCCGTGACCACCGCGTCCGGGGCAGTGGTTACATTCAGCGTGGCCGCAAAGTAAGGCAGCGTCAGCGTGTATTTACCGCCCACGACATCCACCGTGATGGTGTCATCGGTGGTCAGACCAGCCAGTGATGCCGTGACCGTCCACTCGCCCAGTCGGGGCAGCGTGGTAGTGAAGCTGCCACCAGTCGCCGTGCCGGTGATGGTGCTCTGGCCGTCGGTCAGGGTCAGGGCGCTGCCTGCAGTCGTGGTGACGGTGAGCTTCGGCAGCGTATTGCCCAGCACCACGTCAAGCGCCTGCTGCAAGTTGGATGCCCCGGTACCCATCGTATCGGTAAAAGATATATCTTTCGCCGCTCCGTACTGGTCGAGCATTTCGCGGACAAACTTTTTTGCGGCCGCTTCATCCATGATCTGGCCGCTGTCCTCCAGCTTCTTGATGGCTGCGGACAGGGCGGCGGAGATTACGTCAACATGAGCGTTAGGGTCTTTGTCGTGTTTTGCGAGAATTTCTCTGACCCACTTTTCGGTGGCAATGGTGTTAGGGTCTGCGGTCAGATAAATCTGCGCCGTATTGGAGATTGCGAGAACCCCGAAAAACTCCATCAAGAAGTTGTTCATGGCGGCCTCAGGCTGGATCTCGAAGCCGTGATCATCCTGAAAAATAACAGCCAGAGCGTCACTGTCGCTGTCGTCCAGCTTGGCGTAGATACCGATCTGGTGCAAGGTATAGCCCTGCTGGAGTCCATTGTTGCTGATCTGAATCTTGATTTTGTACGCAGCATCATTGCCCTCGCCGGTCATTTCGCTGCTGGCAAGGATGAGTGACTGCTTCTGGTCGGCGACCTCGGTAGCGTTGGGAAGCTCTGACGCCTGTACAGTGCCAGCGCCGCCGACTGCTCTTGTGAAGGTCATGCGCTTTCCGGACAAAGCCTCCGTCAGCATGGACGAGCCGAGTGTCGTGTATGCCGAAGAATTCCAGCTCATTTTCATTCCTCCGATCCTGCCACTTTGGCAGTATTTTTGATGTATATGCTTGCGGGTACTGCTCCGGCAAACGCCGTCACATTGCCGGTTTGCGGCTTGATCTTGCCTCTCACCTTGGCGGTCATGGTAAGGGATACTCCGCAGGGGGCGGCAGCGATATAAGCTGTGGGGTGCTTCTGCGGGGTGTCGATGTAGATGACTCTTTCAAGATGAGCCGAACATCGCCCAACAAGTTTCAAAAGCCGGTTGATTTCATCAAGTGAGCGGTCCAGTAAATCCGGATGCTGCGAAAGATCGACTTTAAGCTGCCATTTTCCGGGAATGCCGTCATACTTGAACCACTCAACGACTTCTCCACTTTCTCCGAAGACCGTCTGAACCAATTCCTCGACCGCTGACACGGTTCCAGCTCTCGCTGCCCACAGGAAACTCTTTTTGATGATTTCCCGCTTGGCATCGACGCTCAGACTGTCGACGTAGTAAGGTGTGCGGAGTTCCACGGCCAGAACATCCAGAATACTCTCCGGCAGGTCATCAATGACGGACATGGTCCGGGTCTGGGCCAGTTCCTGCATGATGCGCCGCTTCTCCTGCAATATGGCGTAGGAGAAAGCGATCACCTCCGGGTCGTACCTGTGGACATTGTTGAGCAGGTCGGTAATCTGGCCGTTGTAGAGATCAGTCATCTTCCAGCCCTCCGTATACGAGGTTGACGGTTCCGGGCTGCGCTGCCTCTGTGGTCGAGACCACCGTGAATGCCGGGGAGCGGATCACTGCTCGCTTTGCCCCGGCTGCCCGGATGCGGTGCTCCAACTCGCTGGGGTTGATGTCCTTTCCGATGTCGCTGCGCTGCCACAAGACGTAGGCGTTCACGGCTTCGGTCACCTCGTTCTGGATGGTGGCCGCCTGTGCCATGTCGCTGCGGTTGATGTAGTAGGTCACATCGACGTTGAAGGTCTGGACCGCCGGAGCAGAGCAGGTGACGTTGTCCGTGATGGGCCGGATCGTCTTGGAGTTCAGGGATTCCTGAAGCCCTTTCAGAAATCCGCTGCTTGGAAGAGTGCCGTCCTTCATCAGGGCGTAGATCACGACCTTGCACGGCTCCGGGGAAAACGGGACAACGTCACCCACCTCGGTGCTGTAGGTCTTTGCCCAGTAGATGTAAGACCCCTCAGACCCGGCTGTCGATTCCGAATCCGGGGCGAGGAAGATTCGCTCGGCGAGGCTCTCGTCTGTTTCGAGGTTTGCGCCGCCGCCGCTCTCGGTCACATTGGAGACGCTCTCCACATAGGCCACAGGGTCCACGATGGTGGAGATCTGACCGGGCATATAGCCATTGCCAGTGATGCCCTCCACAGTGCAGGTGGCCCGAATGTCTACGCTCTCTTTCCCGGCCTCGACCTCGCCATATTCCGAGGTGGCGAAGTATACGCCGTCGCCGTTGGTGACGCGGGTTCCAGTTGGGATGCCGATGGCGTAGCCTCTCGGCTCCGAAAGGGTGAAGCGGATAGTCGTGGTCGCTGCTTTCGGCTGCTGCCGAATTACGCCACGGTTGCCGCCGAGGTTGTCCAGAAATTCACCGTAGCTGTACTTGAGCAGATCCTGCTTGCCAGCCCGGTCGGTGTACATCTCCAGCTGGTAAAGGTCCAGAGCGACGCTGTAGATCAGGATGCGCATCGGGTCTGCAGGTGCAAGGCTGCGGCTCTTCCCGGTGACCTCCTTGTACTTTTTTTCAAAGTTGGAGACCATGCGGTTCATCATCGCATCGACCGTGTCGTTGTCGATGAACGAGACCTCCGGGAGGTCGAAAACGGATTGCAGGGTATCAGGCAAGAGAACACACCACCTTTGCTTTCAGGCTGCCGTTCATCACGGCGACTTCGTCCGTGCCCTCGAAGCTTACCTCGCAGGATTTAACTCGCGGCTCGTACTTTTCGATTTTCTCCATGATTTCCAGTGCCACTTCGTTCATGGCCACCTGCACCGGGTGAGATACGGAATCGTAGCTGATTCCGAAATCCCGGTAAAGCGGGCAAGTGCCCGCAGGGGTCAGGATGATGTTTCTCACGCACCGGGCGATGTCCTTCAGCTCGGTGCTGTCACCATCGAAGCTGACTTGTACGTCAGAGATCTGCATCGTATCCCTCCCATCAAAGATATTCTTCCATCGTCAGGGTCATCTTTGCCTTGACGATCTCGCCCCGGCTGTAGACCACCTCATAGGCGGTTGAGGCATTGGTAATCTTCCAGCGGTGCTTTCCGACCCTCCGAAAGCCGATGACCAGTATCTGCACGTCGCCTGTCTCGACGCAGTTGTTGATGTAGTCCATCATCAGCCGGGGCCTGACACCAAGCTCTGCATTGAGTTGGATGTCAAAGGTGATCTGTCCGAGGCCGGGGCGGATGAACTCGGATTGGTCTTTCAGCCCCATGCGGCTGTGCGTGGCCCACACTGCGGAGGTCGTGCGCTTGAGGTTCTCCGGCGTAAGAACGCGCCGGTCGGAGGTCTGGAAAATCAGGCCGAGGCCCCAGTTTCCGATTATCACGTCAGACACCTCCTGCTTTTAGGGTATTGGTGGCGTTGTCGGGCTGGTCGAGCCCTGTGCAGTGTGCTTATGCTGCTGCAGGCTGATCGTTCCAGCCTTGACATCGTTCGTTGCGGTAACTCCATCATGAGTGGTAATCTGCTTTTCGACCAGCAAGGTCTTTTTGAGGGTGGTCTCTTTTTTGACCGTGACCTTTTCCAAGAATTCCACCTCTGGGGCGTTGATGGTGATCTTCTTGCTGGCCATGATGGTCATGGTGCCATCCTTGTTGGCCTGAATGGTGCAGCCGCCGACCTGAATCGTCCAGCTCTCAGTGGCGGTCACCTCGGCGGTGCCATCTATGGTCTGGCTGTATGCCTTGGCCCCGGCATCGTAGGTCTCGTTTGCGGTGCCCGGCTCGTTGGAGTATTCCTTGCGGTACACTCCCTCCCGGCCATCTGCTGGCTGGTAGTCGCCGTGCCACACCGGGCCGATGATCACGCCAGCGCAGCTGCCGTTCGAGAGATGACCCACGAGAACCTGATCGCCGATTTTGGGCATCCAGTATTCCCATGCGAGGAACGGCAACTCTGAAGTTGTGCTGCCGTCCTTGTCCTCATAGGAAACTCTGGCCGTGCCCTCCGGGTAGTTGATGCTGCTGATCTTTCCGATGCGGAGGATATTGCTGTCGGCCACTGGATCACCTCCTAGTTGGGGTTTATCCACGAGCCGGGGACACTCTTGGCGGTCGTGAGGTTGAGCATACCCTGCGACGTGTTGAAGACGTAGTAGGTTCCGGGCCGCCGTACCCCGGACGGGTTTCCGGGTTTGACTTGCCCTGCTGCTGCCTCGGCTGCGGTGTAGTATCCCTTTTTCGTGGTCTTGAGTTCGTAGGTGTCGCCCTTAGTTGGAGTGCCGCTGGAGGAACTCTTGCTATTTTTGGAGGACGACGATTTTTGGCTTTTGGACCGCTCCGCGACCGTGCTGGACTGAGTTTTCACATCGGTGATGCGCTTCTCCACCTTTCGGAGTTTCAGGGCGGTCTTGTATCCGCTGTCTCCACCGAGCGTGTGAATCGCCTTGTCGACGTAATACTTGCCGCTCAACTTGCCGAGGCCAACGATCAGGACGCAAGCCGTTGCGAAAATGTACCATCTTCCCTTGAGCGTAAGGTTCAGGGTCGTGGTGCCTTTATTCGCGCTGTTCAGTGCGGCCAGAGCGATGGCGGTCGCCTCGGTCAAATTTTCTGCAGCCTCGTTGCAGGTCAGGATGCGGTCTCCATCTCCGGCCTCGACCGTGAAGGTCTTGTTTTTCTTGGAGTTGGTGTACTCGTACTTGACCCCGGTGTAAGTCCCGGCGATGGAGGTGTTCCATGACCAGTTGGGGTCGAAGTCCTTTTCTGTGAGGATTGCAATGGTCGGCTTCTGTTCGTATGTGGCCTCGTCAAAGACCACGATCTTGTCGTTGAAGATCTTCATTGCGAAGCCGTATTTTGTGACTAGCGAATTGTAAAAGCTGCAATCGTCTTGATCGTTCTGCTCTACCTTCTCGATGGTCATTTCCTTGGCTTCGTAGAACAGCGCAATCCCGGCCCGCTCCGCGACCTTTTGCCCGATCTCCTTGAGGTTTGTTTTCTCGTAGGTCTGAGTGCGCTTGGTCGATTTGAAGCTGCTTGTGGCCGGAATCGCCACGCCGTCCAAAGACATTTTGATGGGATTGCCCCTGAAAGAGAAATCATCCACGCAAAATGCGCCACACAGGAAAGAGGTTTTGATGTTGTCCGCGTCCCAGTTCTGGGTTCTGATCGTTGGCTTCAGGCGGTCCCCGGTTTGGGGAAACCATGGCCCGATCCACTTTCGGTCCCGGTCGTTCAACTCGACGCTGATCGTGTCGCTGGAACCGCTGGACACATCGGTGTAGGTAAAAGAGGCGAGGTATGGGGAAACCTGCGCCGTGGCATTTTTGCCGTTGTACAGAAGTGCGACGGATGCCTTGCGTGGCTCCACTTGCTACCGCCTCCATTCGGGCAGGTCGTCTGTTTCCACGAAGGATGCTTCCTCCGAAACCTCCGGCACAAAAACTTCAACCCCTGCAGGGAAGACCTCTGTGTCGATGAGCCGGATGTTCTCCCTCGCTTCCATCAGAGCCTGTATTTTGGTTTCATTGCCGTAGGTGGCACGAGCGATGGTGTCGAACGTGTCACCCTGAACCGTTATGTAGATCGCCATCGGCTGCCCTCCTGTTAGAAGTCTGTTCGGTCATGGTCTCGCTTCCACCTGTCCATCATCTCGTTGAACTCTTCTTGCGAGATTCTGCCCGCCTCGACCAGATCCTCTTTGGACGGGGTGCCGCCGTAGAACTGGTAGGTCGGGTTGTAGATGATGGAGGGAGCGGGGCCGGGCTGCCCACCGCCAGCCAGTGCGGGCTGAGGGCGGTTGCCCCGCAGAGCATCCAGCAGAGCATCCAGCAGAGCCGTGATGCTGTAGCCGGTGCCGGAGATGCCCTGCAGCTTGTCTGCAAGGAAACCCAGCCCGGTGCCGATCATGTTTCCGAGGCTGCCGTCGCTGTTTCCAGCGTTGGCTGCCTGCAGGGTGTCGGCCAGCATAGAGCGCATCTGCGTCCAAAGTTCCGAGAGCGGGAGAACGGCTTCTTTTCCGGCCTCGCCGCCGCCCAGCAGCTTGTTGCCCATCGCACCGAAGATCTGCGCACCGTTCAGGATGCCGCCCTCTTTGTACCATTCGATTCCGAAGTGCGGAACGCTGGGCGGGGAGAGGGAAAAGTCGCCGGTGATGCTGACGTGGGGCAGCTTCAGCTTCGGCAGTGACCAAGAGAAATTGAGTTTCTGCTTGATGGCCGAAATAACGGAGCCGACCGCGTTCTTGGCAGCCTCCATCTTGCCGACGATGGCGTTATAGATGCTGCCGAAGATGTTCTCCACGGTCGTGCGGGCGGCGGTCAGTGCGGTGGAGATCGCCGTGCGGATACCGGCCACCGCGCTGCTGACAGCAGTGCGGGCTGCGGTGAATTTCTGTCTTGCTGCCGAGAAAAACTCAGCGATGGAGGACTGGGCGTTGCTCAGGAACGCTGCGGCAGATGCCACGGCGTTCTGTGTCGCTGCGATGACCTGAGAAAGCGCACCCTTGATGGCCGTGAATATGGCGTTCACGCCGTCGCGGAACCACTCACACTTGGTGTAGAGCAGAACGATGATGGCGATGGCTGCTGCAATGGCGGCGATGATGATTCCGATGGGATTTGCGGTCATCGCTGCGCTCAGTGCTTTCTGTGCGCCGGTCGCCACGGCGGTGACCTTTGCCCATCCAGCTTGTGCCAGCTGGGACACCGTTACCTGCTTCGTAAAGAGAGCCACGAGGACTTCGTTCAGCTTGAGGGTTCCATTAAAGGCTGCCTGTGCGATGTTGGCATTTTTGGTGCTCATCGCAAACAGCTTCAGCTGCACTTGCGCCATCTGAAAACCGTTGATGATGGACTGGATGCCCTGCCCGGCCTTGAACGCCACAAGGACTGCCGCCGCTGCGATCAACTCATCCCGGAACCGGGACACGGAGTCGAGTGCGGACAGCATCTTGTTGGCGAAGTCTGCCGAGACCTGAATCGCGGTCAAAAGGCCATCGACCAGAGCCGTGACGAACGGCGTGGCCCGCTGGATGCCCTCGGCGATTAGGTTGATGGTCGTGATCGCAAGGCTGCCGAGGCTGTCGAACAGGCCCTTGTGGTCCACGATGACTGCGCCGACCGCTGCGAATGCGCCACCGACCTTTTCTAGTGCGGGGACGCAATTCTGGGCGAATGCCTCAACCTTGGGCAGAGCGTACTCTACAAAGGCGTTGCCCGCTGCGGCGATTCGGTCGGTAATCGACGGAATCACAGCGGAGACGGCATTGATGGCGTCCTTGGCTGCGGGTGCGAAAGTCTGCGCCAGCCGGATCTTCATGTCGTCCATCGCACTGCCGAAGATGGAGATTGCGCCTTTCAGTGTGTCGGTGACCGTAGCGGCCATCGTACTGAGTGCGCCGTCTGCATTGTAGAGGTCATCGGTCAGGGCCTCCCACTCGCTGCGACCATCTGCCGTGGTGGTGTTCAGACCGGAGATCAGGTCGTTCAGGGCATCGATATGCTCTTTACCGCCAAGGGCTGCGAGTGCAGCGTTTCGCTGTTCCTCGGTCATGTCCTTGGTGGCCTCATCTACGACCCGGAGGGTTTCGGCCAAACCGATGAACTTTCCGTTGCTGTCAAAAGCGGAAATGCCGAGTTTGTCCATCATTTTGCCGGCCTGCCCTGTACCCGTCGTGAGGTTGTTGATCACGGCGTTCAGGGCGGTTCCGGCTTCGGAGCCTTTGATGCCTCGGTTGGCCAGCACACCGAGGGCGGCGGCAGATTCCTGAATCGGAACGTGCAGGTTTTTCATCGTGCCGCCGACCGCGATGTATGCCTCCATCAGCATCTGTGCGGTCTGGTTGGACTTGTTGTTGGCCATCGCTACCACGTCGAGATATCCGCCGAGGTCGTCAACCTGCAGACCTAGGGCAGAGAGCGAATCCGTCACAAGGTCAGAGCTGGTAGCGAGGCCCATCTGCGTGGCCTCCGAAAGCCGGAGGATGGGTTCCAGTCCTGCGATGGACTCGTTCACATCCCATCCGGCGAGGCTCATGTAACCGAGGGCCTCTGCACTCTCTGTGGCAGTTTTCGTGGTGGCCTTGCCCATATCCAGTGCTACTTGCTGGAGGCGGGCGTAATCGTCAGCGGTTGCACCGCAGATGGCTGCGGTGTTCGCCATTGCCTGATCAAAGTCGGCGTATGTACTGACGGCATCGCCAACAAACTGGCCGATCTTGAGGGCACCCCATGCGGCGGCTGCTACGGCGGCGGCTTTTGCGGCGATGGAACCAAGGGACTGCATTTTTGTTTCGGCAGTCCCCATTGCGTTGTTGAAGCTGCTGGATACTGAACCGGCGATCTTGACCGCCAGCTTATACTCTTTTCCTGCGGCCGCCATCGGCTATCTTTGCCACCTCCTTTGTGGTCGCTATCAGGTCAGATAGCGGCATTTTGAAAAAAAGGCCGAGGTCTGAATGAAGCGACATCGAAAGATTGATGCAGATGCTTCTCAGGTCGTCGCTGTGCCCTGCGCTCAGTCCTCGCTGTAGAAAAAAGAGGTCACGCGGTTCTTAACCTTGAGGGCATCCTTGGGCGGCAGACCCTTGAAGAACTCGATGGGCTGCTTCGCTACACGGGCGGCAATGAAACAGGCGTATTCGAGCGTCATCTCCGGCATAACGGAGAAGCTGCCGCTGCGGGTGAGGTAGCGGTCGGCGGCGATCATGTCCTCTGCGGACAGGTCATCCATGCCGGACAGGTCCACCTCGGTGTAGTCCTTGCCCTCGAAGCGATAGGCTTTGCTGAACTTCACGAGGGTGGAGGATTCATCCTCCTGTGCGTTGGTCAAAATCTTTTCGTCTGCCATCAGGTGTACTTCCTCACTTTCGCCAGCAGGTCAACGCCGTTGACCTTGAACACGCTGTTGAGCTTGTCCAGCTCAAACTTCGGGTTGCCATCCAGTTCGATGTAGATGTAGGTCAGGCCGAGGGTGACGGAACCGTTCATGGCCTTCCCCTGCTTCATGTCGCCGGGGGACAGCTTCTTTGCCCGGCCACGAAAAACGACACGCATACCCATCTGGTCTACGTTGCCGGTGGCCCGGTCTGTGTACTGCTGTGAACCACGCAGAACCAGTTCAACCGCTTTCGTGGTGTCAATCATCTTGAAGACATCCTCCGAAAGCATATTGAAGACGATTTCCTGCTCCATGTCACCGTAGCGGCCAGTGACCACGGTCTCGAACTCGCCGAGGATGCCGCAGCCCTTGATCGTTTCGGTCAGGCCCTCCAGATCAGGCAGCTTGACTTCGCCGGTGGTACCGACCAGCCGATTGCCGGACAGGTAGGCGTTGTAGTCGTTGAGGACTTCGGGAATACCGTTAATAGCCATTAGTTGCTACCTCCGTTGATGCTTGCGTACAGCATAGCCGGGTTAAACTCCAGCGTATTGATGATGTTCTCTGCGGGCACGAACGGTGCCAGATTCTGATGGAGCTTCACCTCGCCACTGATGATGTCGGTGGCGGTGTTTTCCTCTACCCGGAAATCGATGTGTGCTCCAGCGCACTTGTTCCGCGCGACGTAGGAGTTGCCACGGATGTTCTCACTGTCCACGATGTTCTCTACCAACTGGACGCTGACGGGGCCGTCGACGTACTGGATGTAGGTCCGAATGAAGCTGTTGCCCCACCAACTAAAGAAGCGGCGGCAGCAGAACCATCTGTCTTTGGGGTCAGTGCTGCCCGGATAGGCTGCGGTGTTGTTGCCCCACAGCCGCCAGCCGTTCTGGTTGATTGCGGTGGTAACGCCTACGCCGTTCAGGGAGTTGGCCTGTACCTGATCCAGAACGACTTCGGCTCCGTCTGCCAGACAGGTGCCGGTGATGCTGATCGTCTTGTTGGAGGGGGACAGATAAGGAACATTGTCGTTGGCTGCATCCAGATATGCGGTGCGGGCTGCAGCGACTGCGCTGGCCCACAGAATGTAGCTACCAACTCGGAAGCAGGGCCAGAGCGGATATGCGTGTTCGCTGCTGACACCCGCGCCCTCTTTCTTGGCCTTGACCTCGGTGTAGGCCTTTGCGCCATTCTCGGTGGTGCTGTCAATGTCAACGATGCACTCGCACTTGAACACGCCGTTGATCTCGACGCACTTGGCTGCGAGAACCAGACCGACATCCGGGTCATGCGACCAGCCGGGGGCCAGCAGCAGACCGGGGGTCACGCCGAACTTGGGATAGATCTGGCGGACCAGTTCCATGCCGGTCTCTGCACCAGTGCTGGTGTTGTAGCCGCCGACCACATCTGCCGCAGTGACTGCAGTCGGGTCGATGCTGGTAGAGGTGACGCTCAGAGACTTAGCATCCTTACCTGCGCCGGTTGCGGTCAGGGTGATAACCAGATGACCGTTGCTGTCAAACTCGGTGACGTAGTCGGTGTTCACTTTCAGGGCAGTGCCGCTCTCGGTGTCCTTTTTCACGCTGACCGTGTCGGCGAGGATACCGTCAACCTGAACGGTTGCCTGCATATTTTCCACCGTGACAGTCGATGCGGTGTTCTGCTTCTTGTGCTTTTTGGGGTCCAGAACGTTCACGAAGATCACCGGGGCGACTGCGTACAACTGGAAGCTGGCATAAATGCTCTGACACAGGGTGTACTTCTTGAAATCGTAACTGAAGCCCAGCTGCTTTACAGCCTCTGCGTAGCTGTATGCGATGATAGGCACGTTAGTGGCAGAGTACGGATCTTCTGCGAGGTTGATGGGGGCCGTACCGAACACGACCTGAATCGCGGAGTCGCCCTCAATGGGGGCGGTCAGGCTTGTGGCCTGTTCGAGAACGGTAATGCCATGCTGATATGCCATAGGGATTCACTCCTTTCTGAGGTTAGTTGCCCTGCTTCTTGCCCCGTTTGGCTGCATAAGCCAGAGCCTTGCGGTAGAAAACGGCAGCAGGGCCTTTGCCGTTCGTAATCTCCTGCATCGCCTTGGATGCGTTAGCAATGGGAACGCACAGGCTCAGGAGCGCGGGTTCCTCCTGCGCCGCTTCGGTGATCGTCGCAGGGAGGGCGGTGCCGTCAAAGACGGTGCTTGTGGTGGCCACGCCGATAATGGTCGGGCCGAGGTAGATTGTTTTCTTCATGTGAACTTGTTTGCCTTTCTGCGGGGAGCGTGTGCTTCCCACGTCATGCCGACCGCACCGAAGAAGTACGGCCAGCTCTGTTCATCCTGAAGTGCCCATGCAAAGCCGTCTCCGTCGTCATTAAAAACGAAGGGACCGAGGGTGTTGGATTCCTCGTAGTGCTGCTGCATCGTCTCCATGATTGCGAGGACGCTTGCGTGGCCCTGATTGGTTAAATCGTCATCGTAGATGCCGATGCGGAAAACAACAGCAATTTTGTGTGCGGTCATCTGATCCTTGACCCCGCCGCTGTCAAGAGCAACGATAATGTAAGGAAACGGGTCCTCATCTTCCTCGCTCTTGCGTTTCGGCAAATTCTGACGGAACACATGGACAGGTTCCATCTTCCCATCTGGGGTCTTGTATCGTCTGTCCTTGAAAAGTTCGGTCAGGTCTTGCTGGAGCCTGACCTGAAGATCTCTTGCGGTCATCTGGTCACCCTCTTGATCTCTTTGAGAATGTTGTCCATGAGTGTGTCATAGATTTCCGGCTCAATAACGCCGTATACCCGGTCTTTGCTGCCGATCATCGTGGGGATGGAGTTCGACAGCAACTTCTTGATCGGGTAGCGGGTCTTGTGGTATCGCTGGGCGACTGAAACGTGACCGTTGCGGAACTTCACCAGAAACGCCTTGTTGTTGGATTTCATCAATCCTTTCAGGCTGCTGGAAAGCAGGACCTTGGCTTTCAGAACGTCAGGCTTATCCTGGCCGGTACGATATGTGGCGGGCGACACTTTGAAATCTTTTAGTTCCAGCTGTTCCCCGGTGACATTGATCGTGGCGGTAAGGCTGCTCTCTGTGGCGTTCTGGGTTTTCATGGCCTTAGTGAAGCGGCCCTGCTTTACTGCATAGGTTTCCTGCGCTTTTTTGGCGAGGTCCTTTTTGGCATCTCTGGCGGTGTCGTTGACGGCGTTCTTCAGAACTCTGCGGCTCTCATTTTTCATGGAGCCGAGGGCATCCTCTATAGCGTGGAGAAGATCTTCGTCGAACTCAAACCGAAGGATGCCGTCTGAAGAAGATACATTCATCTGCTGCGGTTCGCCTCCAGCGTGATGGTGTAAACGCCGCCCTCATCGGTGGCATCGACCACGGTGTACATCTTGCCGTCCAGCTTGATCAACCGTTTCTGCGCCGGAAGACCGCTGGGAAACACAGATGCTTTGACGTAGAGCAGCACCTGCCGGGCGTGGATGCCGTCCATGTTAGACTTCATCCGCTTCTCTCTCTCGATGTTCTCCATGTCGTCAATGAGGGCGGGCACGTTGTTGCCGTCGATGTTGTGCAGGTCTGCAAACTCGGCGACATTGAGAAAGGTTTCATCAACATCGCGGTCCATGACCTGCTTGAAAGTCATGCTCTGCATTTTCTGCGCCGCCTTTCCACCGTTTCGGGGATTTTCCCGACGAGGTCGTTCTCGGTTAACTCGCCGCCGACAGCGATTCCGGGGAGACCGGGTTCAGCGGCCACCGGGCGGGCTGCCACACCGCTGGGCGGGTGGTAGTCCTCCGGCACCCACATGGCGGTTCCGGCCTCAATCCATGCAGCGGTGTCCTCTGGGCGGTCTGCCGGGAGGAAATCGCCGGGTTTGTACTGGGCAAAGCCGACCTGAATGTGGGCGAGGGCGAGAAGCCGATCAGCCATCCAGCTTAACCAGAATCTTGGTGTCCTCGGCGGTTGCGGATGCTGCTGCGTAGCCGACTGCGGTATTGCCAGCTGCAGTGTCGGTGATGCCGTTGCCGTCGAAGTACACGGTTGCGCCCATGTCGATCTTCTTGGTGCCGGTCTTGGGAATCTCCCAGATGCCGCCAACGTGCAGGGAGCCGACCTTGTTCGGCTCGATGTCAGTGCCGGTCACGCCGATGTGGTCGCCGATTTTGACGATGGTGTTCGCGGGAATGGTGGCGGTGGTGGTGTTGGTGTAGTCCAGAGCCTCACCGCGCTGCCAGAATTCAGCTTTTGCCATAACTCATGCGCTCCTTTCTTTTAACCCAGCGGGTCTGCGATGTTGGTACCGGGGTTCTTGATCGCGCCACGGTAATCCATGACGTTGATGCCCCAGTCGAGGTAGATATCCCAGACGAAGCCCAGCTGACCGGGGGTCTCCATGCGGCGAATGGTCGGGATCTCCTGACCGTTCAGGTAGTCAACCTCGATGAAGGCGGTGTCGGTGGTGTTCGCGGTCATAAACCACGGCATCACATTGCCGAAGCCGCCAGCCAGCGTGTTGATGGTGGGGTCCTCGATCACGTCCAGATTGCGGTACTGGTACAGCGGGTTGACGGACTGGGTGTTGCCCTCGGTGTTGATGGTGGGGCTGTTGAACAGGGTGTAGACATCAAAACTCATGCCGACAGGGACGATGAATGCGCCGGGGCGGATGATGATGGGCTGGCCGAACTCGTCCTTCTGGGTGGAGAGGGTCAGGATCATGCTCTGAACTGCCGCCTTGGTGATGCCGCTGCCGGTTTTCAGCAGATTGCGGTGTTCTGCGGAGAACAGCTTCTTGCCGTCGTAGATGGCGGGGTTGCCCATCAGGATCTGATAGCACTGGGTGTTGATGGTGCGGCGGGCAGCTGCTGCATGGCGGGCGGGGATGCTGGTCACCAGATCGATGTCGTCGTTA